CTTAGTCATTAACATTTCAGGTTGACACCAACACTTACTTTTTTCACAAATTGTAGGAACTAGTTGGGGGTTAAATTTTTCTGTAAATTTAGGATCATATAGGTTATAAAAAATATTTTCATTGAATAACCTATTCTCGCACGTTCCGGTTAATTTACCGTCTGCTTTTATATTAATATTTTCAACCCCAACATTGCACATCCATCCTTCAAAATTATTTAAATCATTAATAGAAAAATAATTTCGTTCAACCTTTTCCTTTGAACCATCATCAAAGATTACTTTTGTTTTTCCCTTTAGTATATTTTCATATTCATTTTTAATGAGTCTAAAAATAGGTGGCTTACGTTTAATATGTTTTTTGAATATTTCTCGCTGTTCTTGGGTATACTGAGGGGGGTGTACTTCCATAACACATATAAACCAAGAATTGCGACTAGTAGATTTCATTGTTTCTATTGCCATATTTATTTCATCCCAATAATTAGGATCCATAAGTATAAGTGCATTTAATGCAATACCTTTATCGTATACTATATCTAATACTTTTATATAGTGATCGAGATTTGCCTCTGCATGATGATAACTGAATAAAATTTTATCAAATGCATCAGCATTTTCTTCCCACCACCGAAGTGTTCTGCTACCATTACTAGACATAGTTATTTTTGCATTGTATTCCGATTTCATAATCCTTGCAAATTTTACAATGTCTGGCCATAGACTTGGTTCCCCTCCAAGTATGTTTATTTCAAACTTGTCTCTTCCATTGCGTATATAAAAATCTAACAGGTGCCTAAAATGTTTAACTAGCATATCAAAATCTTTTGGCCAACGTATGTCGCCACCGTTTGCCCATGGACCACAATACGAACATTTATAATTACAAAAATTTCCAGCCATATATTCAATTCGCAGACGTTTCTTTGGCTCCATTGTTTCTATTCTAATAATTTTTTTCATAGCAGATGTCCTAATTCTGAAAAGGTAGTTTTAAAATTTGTATTACGAGTTTTATCCATAGTAGTGATATATTCTCGAAAAGCCGGTAAAAGGTGAGAATGATCTTCAGCATCCATAAAGTCTAATACTGCTTGCCAACGTTTCCAACCGTAGGGATTTTGTTTCCAAAAGTCTTCATCTTGTCTATAGTTAGTATACAACCATGTAGCAAGATCCGCAAATGCTTTGCGTACTTCTTCTTTATCATACTCAGGTAAGCATCTAATACTTAGGAATGTTGGAATATATAACAAGTGCATATTAACAATTCCGCCACCTGCTTCTACACCATCTACTACATTTTCAAAATTTATTTTCTTAAAGTTCTGCTGAATCTTCCACTTGGCAAGTTCAGGCAAGTGTTTGATGTTTAGTATTTGTATAGCAGTAGCAATGCTAACTTGTATATTGTCAGGTGTGTTATCTAACTTGTGAAGATTATATTCGATAGTAGCCCAATCACTGGGATAGCGTATATAGTAATTACGGTCGCCAACAGCATCAATGCTAAAGCCTACTTTAACTTTTTTGAATTTCTTCCATAGTTCAATAATTTCGTCATTTACTAATAGTCCATTTGTGTTATAGCGTACAAGAATCTTGTCTGCATATCCTTGTCTAATAATTTCTTCAAGGAACAGTTTATGCTCTTTAATGAGCAAAGGTTCGCCACCGGCAAAGTATACTTGCTTTAAGTTAGGAATCTGTGCGTACATCTCTTTCCAGAATTCTGGATTTTCATACCAGTAGTTGTCAAACATGTCGCTGTTCCATGCCATCTGTTCTTTAAGTTCTTTGGCTTGAAATATAGGATATACTTTCTTATGGTCCGCAACCCACATACTACTATCATGTGGGCTACACATGATACATTTTAAGTTACAAGTATGGCCTAAACGCAAGTCTAGATAAACTAGCGATTCAGGAACGGTACCGTCTTCTGTGGTTTGTTCTACTAATTCTTCAATATCAATCCCATCTTGGATCCATCCACCTGTTTCCCACATACGTTTAGATACTACATTCCTAGATTCTTCATCAAAACATTTTTTACAACTAACAGGAATTTTTCCGTCTAACATAGTAGTTCGAACGCTTTGCATATAATCGTTGTTCCATGCACTCATTGGAGTTTCCTTACCAAAATTAGCCGGGCGCCCGGTCTCATTTTTAACTAAACCAATTTCATGATCTGTACCTGCGCCACTACTATTACTGTTACAACATAGTCGCATGTCTCCGTTAGGACGAGTAGCAAAGTGTATCCAAGGCAATACACAAAAAGTATTGCTACCTGATAACTTCTGTATTTTGTGTTGCCAAGATCCTAATTTAGTATCCTCGGGTTTCATCCAATAAGTCATTGATTCTTTCCTATAATCATCCAACGTTTGTATAATGGTAATTCTAATTCTCCAGCCCAAGACACATTAATATTGCATTGTGTTTTGAATTCTTCTAAACTATCTGCTGTCCTTATATGTTCACCAATCTTGTAGTTGTTGCTTTGTAATACAATCAAACTATCTTTTGGTACATTAGTCAACCATTTATCATATTGTGCTTGTGTAATATGTTCACAACTGGTATTGATAACAATATCACCTATTATAGGAACGTTACACATATCACCGGTGATTGCTTTGAATCTACCATCTTGTTCTTCTATCTTGTTCATCATGGTAGCAACATGTTCACACAATGGATCAATGTCGATGCTACGAATATATCTTGCTGGTATATTGCTTTGAAATATCATACTGGCTAGTACACCTACCCATCCACCATGAATATCAATAGATGATCCAAATACTACATGTTCGTCTAAGCAGTCTATTAGCCATTCTTTGCTTTTAAGTTGTCCACTCCAAAATGCGTCTAGTGTACGCATTGGGTTATTACTTTCTCTAATAGCACACATCCAGTAGTGCAAGTGTTTGGTATCTATATTCATTTATATTGTTCATTGAGTTTGTCAAACTTGCCGCATTGCCTTGCACATTCTTGCAAAGGCTTAATTGCCCATGTATCTTCAATTTTCTGAAAATGATTTGATTCAAATATTTCAGTAATTGATTCCTTATTTAGATTAGGAAATACTCCTATAACATCCATGTAATCTATTCTATACTCTTGTCGAGGCAATACCCATTTAAAATCTAGCCAACAACATGGATTAATATTACCATCAGCCGATACATAAATGCTACTAGCATTCTTTGCCTTACACTTTATTGCGGGATTAATAGCTTGAATAGCATCTTTATTTTTTGCTATCATGTTTATACTGCGTTCGGTAGGTTCTAGTAGATGTGTAGTTTTACCTTCATCATCAATAACGTTAAATTGTGTATCTGTAAAACGTGAAGTATGTTTAGTATTAAAACTTTTAAATCCCATTGCTTTGGATAACTGTTCACATTCTCTAACTTGGTGTTCATTATGCTTAAACACTAGCATGTGCCATTCTGCGTTTCCACCCGCATTGATAAATGCTTCACAATTCTTAATAATCTTGTGCCAGTCTGTGCCAATACGATATAAATGATGTGTATCACTCATACCATCAATACCAAACACAATTCTAATGTTTAGTTTTGCTAATTCTTTCCACCATTCTATTGTTCTAGCACTTCCATTAGTATGCATGGACAACTGTATGTTAGGATTTACTTCACGTATATATTGAAATATTTCTAATGTATCTTGTGCAATTATAGGATCTCCTAAATTGCCGCACATAAAAAAAGTCTTTAATTGCTTTATGAAATCTAAAGGAAACCATCGCTTAAAGGTAAGTAAGTCAATTTCCGATAATGTAATTAACGGATTAATAATGCCCCCGCTGACTCTACGTGGACACATAGGGCAACGTGCTTGGCACTTGCTAGTAACCTCTAAGTGAACATCTGTTATTTGATCTAATTTATACATTTCTCATAATTTTAATTTATTAGCTATAATCTCTGCAATATACTTAGCAGATTTAAATCCAGAATGCATCATATCTCTTGCATAATCTTGCTCCAGCATCTGAATTAAATCACACCCTATTATTTTTTTTGTATCAGGATCCCATGTAGCTTCATAATAAGGGCATCTATCTTGCCAAATTAATCTGCTTGTTTTACTTATAAACATCGTATTAGCGATAGCGTTGTTATTATTAGCTAACCATAAATCTGATAAACTATTTGGATCTGTATTCCATGGTCCGTAAAATTGAGTTTGATATTTATGGTATTCTACGATTCTATTGTACCCCGGCCAAAACATTACGATTGCTTTTGGCGTCGGATAGCCATCACGTAATAACATTGAATTATGCAAATTGAACATCATTGAAGAACCTCCGACGCCCATGTTAATTACTGGGATATTTAACATTTCTTCTAACTGACTAGAAATAGTATGTTTATCGTCTAAGCCTGTACCAAATACATATGAGCAACCAAATATTACTATTGAATTAGCCCAATCAATATCTTTAAACTCATGTGTTCTATAACCATTTGAGTTAAGAGTATACGTTATTGGGTTATTTCTATAATACCAATCATCGGGTTGAGTTAATAAGTTTTTTTGATACACTTTTTTTGTGTCTGACCCTGACCAATGTTTACTAACGCCGTGGTCAATTGGTAAAAAATCGTTCTTACGTATTCTTCTTTGTATAGTATCGAATATATTAAATCTTAATGTTAGGAGATTGTAACTTGGTTTGTA